TATTCAGCGTGGTGCATTCAAAGATTCTCTAAAGTCACGTAATGATGTGAAACTGTTGTGGAATCATGACACTAGCGTTGTTTTGGGTTCTACTAGGGCAGGTACTTTACGTCTTATGGAAGATGAGCGTGGCTTGCTTGTTGAAGCCGATCTCCCTTCAACTCAGGCAGGAAAAGACGCGGCTATTTCAATTTCTCGCGGTGACGTAACAGCATTTTCTTTCGGCTTCCGTATTCCTGCAGGTGGCGATGAGTGGGCTAACGCTAATGAGCGTTTGTTGAAGCGTGTGAACGTTCATGAAGTTAGTGTTGGGGTTGCTTTCCCTGCTTACACTGGAACGGATGGAACTGCTAACGTTAGAAGCATGAATGAACTGTCTGAAAAGATTATCCGTCTAGCCGAACTGCGTGGAGTGTCAGCTGAAGAACTAACTGATGCTCTGCTCGCTTTAGAGTCTGGTGAAGTCCTTACTGAACGTCAAGGCGAACTGTTGACAGATACTTTGGGTAAGGTTTTGAAGAAAGACCCTGAAGTTACTAACCCACAGGCTTTGCTTGATTTGAAGAAGAAGCAGCTTGATTTGCTGATGCAGCGTGTATAGTTGATTTGTAGGCATCCTCTCATTGTGCCTGCTTTTAAAAAAGAAAACTAATTCTTTTCCCCCTGATTTGTCCCAGGGGGTTTTCTTTTAGCCTGATAAAGTATTTTTAGAACTGAACTGCCTGACCATTGTGAAGATGGCAGTGAGATGGCTTCCGTATGGATGTCAGGGGTGCGATTCCTTATCAGTTCACGAAGACCCCAGAACTGTCCCTGTAATGCAAGCCTGCATAGATCAAACAGCTGGGGTTGTTTTTATGTGCATGTATAAACATGTTGTATAGACTTTATTTGTCAGGTGCGTTTATCCCCTGATCGGGTTATGTGAGTTTATCTCTGAACCTAAAACAATCCCTTACATTTATGTTCTTGAAAGGAACAAACCATGAGCGAATTTATCGCAAAACAGGTTGATGCAAAGGCTAAAGCATGGCACGAAGCTAAGGAACTGATTGATTCAGTTGAAGCTCGTGGCGGCGTTTGGTCAGGCGAAGACGAAGCAAAGTATGCTTCTCTAACTGCAGACATCAACAAGAGAAATGAACTAATTGAGCTAGAGCAGCGTGAAGCTAAAGTTGCCGAAGCTATGCAGTCAGCAACAGTTGACTTTGCTGGTGCAAGTGCACTAAACGCAGATGCAGAGATCCTTCGTAAGATGGTTTCTGGTGAAGTTCGTGGACATGAGTTCAGAGCAATCACTGGTTCCAGCACAGGTGCCCCAGTGCCTACTTCCTTCTTCGGAGAAATCGTTAAGGTTGCAAGACTTGTAAACCCACTGCTTGAGTACGCAACTGTTCTAAACACTGCAGGTGGCGAGAACTTGCAGATTCCTTCACAGTCAGGTTTCTCAACTGCAACAATCGTTTCTCAAGGTGGCACAATCGCCGCTTCGGACCCGACCTTCAATGCCTTCGTTACCCTTGGGGCATACAAGTTCAGCTCGCTCAGCCAGCTGTCTAGGGAACTGATCGCTGACAGTGGCGTCGACATTATTGGTTTCTTGGCTGAACAGTTCGGTAACGCTCTGGGCTTCAAGATTGCTGATGAAATTGTTAACGGAACTGGAACAGTAGAGCCTACAGGTTTCTTGCCTGTTGCAGGAACTGGTGTTACAGGTTCAACTGGTGTATCTGGTGCGTTTACAGCTGATAACGTCATTGACTTGATTTACAGCCTTGATGGTTCACTTCGCAACCGCCCTACTTTCGCTATGCTTGCAAACAGCACTTCTATTGCAGCTCTGCGTAAGTTGAAGGACACTGCAGGTAACTATGTGTTCCAGGTTGGAGATTCAAAGGATCGTAGAGACCTAGTTCTTGGCGTTCCTGTTATCGAGACTCCTGCTATGCCTAACCCTGGCACTGGTGTTAACTCTCTTGCTGTTGGTGACCTAAAGAGCATCTACATCAGAAACGCTGGCGGTATTCAGGTTGACAGAAGCGATGATTACGCTTTTGCTAACGACTTGGCTACATGGAGAGCAACTTGGAGATTGGACTCTGCTCTTGTGCAGACTGCAAACATCAAGAAGTTCAAGGGTGGAGCGAGCTAAGGCTCACTAAACTCGTTTAGATTTCGCCCCCCATCTCTGTTGCGTAGGACAGATTTGGGGGGTGTTTTCTATTATGCTGACTGTATGACTAAATCTGTTATCTCTTGGTACAGCAACTCTCTCAATCAACCTACTGGCTATGGTACGCAATCTAAGCAAGTGATTTCTAGGCTTGTGAAGGATGGGCATAAGGTTGCCATGATGTCTAACTATGGTGGTGAAGGTGTCAACAGTCTGATTGAAACAGGGTCAGGGCTAATACCGCATTACAGTCGTGGCATGAACCAATACTCTACTGATGTGCTTCCTATAAATCATGCTCACTGGAAAGCAGAAAACGCTGGCTTGCCTGACTTCCTGATTACGCTTTATGATGTTTGGGTTTTAGATAACCCTGCTTTAGATAACATCCCGATTGCTTCTTGGACTCCGATAGATCACCAGCCTGCACCTGAAAAGGTTTTGGCTTGGTTAAAGAAGCCTAATGTTACGCCTATTGCTATGAGCAAGTTTGGTAAGGCGATGATTGAAAAGGCAGGCTTAGAGTCTGAATACATCCCACACGCTATTGACACTAACCTTTTTAAACCTACTGAGTTGCTTCCTGAAGGTAAGTCTGGGCGTGAGTTTGTTGGTGGTACAGATCGCTTTGTTGTGGGCATGAACTTTGCTAATAAGGCTGGTGGCTTTATTCACCGTAAAGCTGTGTCTGAAAACTTGTTGGCTTTTGCTATTTTCGCTGCTAAGCATGATGACGTTATTTTGTATTTGCATACTGAACCGTATGGCAAGCAGTCTGGGTTTGTGTTGCCTAACATTTTGCAGGCTTGTGGTGTGCCACCTGAAAAGGTGATGATGGTTGACCCTATTGCGTATCAGTATGGGATTAGTCAGGAAACTTTGGCTGCGATCTATTCGGCTTGGGATGTGGGTCTTTTCTGTAACTATGGTGAAGGCTTTGGGATTCCACAGATTGAAGCTCAGGCTTGTGGTGTGCCTATTATTACTTCTAACTTTGCAGCTAGTGCTGAACTTGCTTCCCCTGATTCGTTCCTAGTCAATGGGCAACCGTTCTGGGATGCAGGGCAACACACTTGGTTCAACATTCCTTTGGTATCTGGCATTGTGGATGCTTTGGAGCAGGCGTATCAGCGTGGTCGAGGTGAGTTCCCTGACACTATTGCTTTTGCTAAACAGTATGATGCAGACAAGGTTTACAAGGAGTCTTGGAAGCCACTAATAAAGAAGCTGTCAGAAAAGTGAAGTTGATTGTGCCTGTTTTGAACAGGTTTGATTTGTTGAAACGCATGATTGAGAGCATTGATGTTGATGCAACTGTTTATGTAATCAACAATTCAGGTGCAATACAAGACGATTTTTATAACGAAAATCCTTTAGTAAATGTTCATTGGGTGGAGTTGCCTTTCAATCTGGGTGTTGCAAGTTCATGGAATCTAGGTATAAAGATGTTGCCTTTTGAGTCGCGCTGGTACATTAGTTCGGCTGACTGCGTGTTTGCACCTGGCGATTTAGAGCTGTTGCAGACTGCGAAGCGTGATGCTTTGACTTTGTGCGATAACTTCCCTTACTACCAGACTTTTGTTGTAGGTGACGAAATAGTTAACACTGTGGGTTTGTTTGATGAAGGCCTGCACCCTATCTATTTTGAAGATAACGATTATGAGCGAAGAATTGCTCATTGGGGTTTGCGTGTAGATCGTTTGCCTTTACAGCTACAGCATGACAACAGTTCAACAATCAATAGTGATGCAAGGTTGAGTTTGCGTAATGAAACAACTTTTAGAAATAATCAAAAGTATTTCAATCAAAAGGTTGATGCACACATGTTTGATGAAGGTCGTTGGCAGTTACAGATTAGGAGAGCAAACTCTTGGGATTAGTTGTTGTTACAGGTGTTGCAGGGTTTCTGGGTTCACATATTGCTGATGCGTATTTGGCTAAGGGCTGGCAGGTTCGTGGCATAGATAACTTGCTTGGTGGGTCGTTGGATAATGTGCCTGCAGGTGTCGAGTTCCATAACCTTGATTTAGATGATTTAGAAGCCATTTCGCCTGTCTTTGTTGGTGCTGATTTGGTTATTCATTCGGCTTGCACAGCTTATGAAGGTTTGAGTGTGTTCAGCCCTGCTCTTGTGGTCAGAAACACTGTTCAGATAAGCGTGAACGCCATGACAGCAAGTATTCGGGCTAAAGTACCAAAGTTTGTTTACATGTCTTCTATGGCTCGTTATGGCAATAATCATGGTGATGTCTTTGATGAGAGTCTTGAACCTAAACCGCAAGACCCTTATGGTATTGCTAAGTTAGCTGCCGAAAAGTTGTTGACTAATTTGGCTAAAGTGCACGATGTCGATTTGGTTGTGCTTGTTCCCCATAACATTGTTGGGGCTAGGCAGAAGTTTGATGATCCGTTTAGAAATGTTGCAAGCATTATGACTAACAGGATGTTGCAGGGTAAGCAACCTGTTGTTTATGGTGATGGCACTCAGTTGCGTTGCTTTAGTTTTATTCAGGATGTTATTGCACCTGTTATGACTGCTTGTGAGTCTGAGCAGGCTGTAGGGCAGGTTATCAATATTGGCCCTGATGAGTCCCCTATTTCGATTCTTGAATTGGCTGTGCGACTTGCAGAGATTATTGGCTTTGACCTTGACCCTATCTTTATGCCTGGCAGGCCACAGGAAGTTTATGTTGCTTTATGTAGCTCAGATAAGGCTAGACAACTTTTAGGGTATGAAACGACTGTCACTTTAGATCAGGGGTTGCGTGAGTTGGTTGATTGGATTAGACCTAGGGTGAAGGATTTTGAATACCATTTACCTATTGAGATTGATTCTGATTTGACCCCTAAGACTTGGACTCAAAGGCTTATCTAAGGTTACGCTAAACTAGTAAAGACTTTAGGAGTTTATTTTGGCCTTAACTAATGCTTACTGCACTCTTGCAGATGTAAAAGCTGCACTTCGTATCTCAGACACTATTGATGATGCTCTGATTGAGAACAGCATAAACTCTGCTTCTCGCATGATTGACCAATACTGTAACCGCTACTTCTATTCAACTGCTGCAGGGGAAGTCCGCTACTATCAGGCTAATGATGGTTTTGTTTGTTGGATTGATGATGCACAGTCTATTTCTGACTTGAAGACTTCTAGCACTGATCCACTTATCTTTGACACGACTTGGGAAGTTGGCGATTATCAGCTGCAACCTAACAACAACAAGGCGAATGGTGCGTATAGTCCTTACACTTTGATAACTGCTACCGATAACTATTTATTCCCTGTTTGGGCTGAGATTGCTTTGGTGCAGGTTACAGGTCAGTTTGGCTGGGCAGTGACTCCAGACCCTATTAAGTTTGCGACTATCATTCAGGCTTCAAGACTGTTTAAACGCCTAGAGTCCCCACTGGGTGTTGCAGGTGTTTCGGACATGGGAATTATGCGTGTAGGTTCAAACATGGATGGTGATGTTGCTCAGTTGTGTAACCCTTACCGTCTGCTTAGAACAGGTGCTTGATGTCTATTAGTTTGCTTCGTGCAGGGCTTGCTAAGAACCTTGGAACAATCAAGGGGTTACGTGTTGTTGAAACTTTACCTGACCTAGTGAATCCACCTATGGCTATGATCGGGTTGAATAAGGTTGCTTACAATCAGCAGAATCAGCGTTCTATGGCTGAATACACTTTTGGGGTGACTGTTGTTTTGGGTCGTGTTTCGGAGCGTACAGCTCAGCGTGACATGGATGTTTTGGTTGCCCCTGGCGAAGGTTCAGTGAAGTATGCTATTGAGAGTGATCGTACTTTGGGCGGTAATGCTTATGATGTCTTCGTAAGTGAGTTGAGTGCCATAGGTGCATTACAGGTCAACGGTATAGACTATTACAGTGCCGAGTTTTCGGTTCAAGTTTTTGCTAGATAAAGGATAATAAATGGCGATTTTTGTTGCAACAGACTTCAGCGTTTCAATCAACGGAAGCACTGCTTTGGCTTCATACCTGACTCAGGTTGAGTTGACTGCTTCGGCTAATGACGTTACTACTACCGCTTTTGGTTCAAGCTTTGTGACACGTGTTGCAGGTT